ATATAAATGTTTAATTATATAGTCATGTTTAGTTATTTCAGGATGAAATTTTGTAATATGGTACATCAAATTTTGATTACTTTTTAGTTTTTCTCCACATTCTTTACATTCAAATCCTGATTCTTTTTTTCTTATATTTGATTCTAGTTCTTTAGGTCTAAATTCCCCAAACTCATTTACATATTCATTTGTTTTTATGTTATGTACCCATCTTAAATGCATAGCCATAGAACGTACTGATTCTTTGGATTTGCATATTTTACATTGTATATCTCCATTCTTAGATATATTTGGGAGTTTATTATCTTCAAATTTCCATATAAATCCACCTGCTGTTTTATATTTTCCCTTACAGCAACTAATTATAGAATCATAATTAACAATATGTACTGCATCTTGCGGTGAATTAAATATATTTATAACATCCCCAGATATTGAATATTGTATAATTTTTGAATTATATTGTTTTTTCATCCTACTATTTATTTAACATATCTTGTTATTTATAAATATACAAAATATTTTTAAGGATAAAAAAAGCCGAACTAAATGTTCGGCTTAATTTAAAAAGTAAGATTATTACTATAGAGTATTTAAACCTGCAACTTGGATTTTTGCATAAAATTCTGGCCTTACCATTTTCTTTGCATATCTAGTTAATAGACCTTTGTTAGGAGTAAATGTAGTTGGATCGTACACTAACGGAGTCATAATTAATGGAATATATGGAGCAAAAACTGCACCTGTTTCCAAGAATTGTTGACCTCTGTAGCCCATTAATACAGTGTTTTCTGTCATGTATGGATTTTTGTATACTTGATATCTACCATTCAATTGACCCATTTTTTGTACACCAAATGCATAAGTCATTTTTGAAGCTTCACCATCAGAAGTACTTGCAAAACCCGGGATTGATTCCAAGATAGTTGCTACTGTTGGAGAACAAACGATGAAATTTGCACCACCTCTTAATGTTCTTTGGTGAATTGCGTTTGACAATTTTTGGATTTTTGTTCCCAATGTTTGGAACCATTGTCCTTGTGTGTTAAAGAAACCTAAAGACGGGTTGTTAGTTACAGTAGTACCACTTACACTTAAACTTTGGTTATTTACTGCTGACCAATATTCAGTACCTGCAGCTGCTGATTCAATCAACATATCTAAGATTTCTAAGTCAATTTCTAAGCTGATGTATTCGCTCATAATGCTAGTTAATTCAGCTTCAGCATCCAATGCATGGTATGCATTTAAATCTTGAGCGAATTCCGGAGTCCATGCTGCTTTTAATTTTCTTGTTTTAGCAACAATCGCTTCAGATCTCATTTGAACGTTGATTTGAGGAATTGTAATTGAACTGTTATTTGCATTTAAAGCAGTGTTAGCATCTTCAAAATCACCTCTGTATTTATCAGTTGGTTGTAATGAATATGAACAAGTAACGTTTGGTAATGAACCACCTGGGGCGAATGCGTCAGTTATTTTTGAACCAGTAATAACAAAAGTTACAGTGTTGTTTGCTGCATTAAAATTAGTAAATGCGGGTAAGTTATCTGTTACTGCAATGTTAGAAGCAGAAGTAAGAGTAAATGATCTAGCAGCTAAAAAATCAGTTGTAGATGCTAAAGTTACTGTTAAAGTTTTCCAAGAACCTGCAGCTGCTGAAGCTGAATAGTCACTATCTAAACCAAAAGTAGCCCAAGTAGCTGAACCAGTTGTTGCTGCTTGAATTGATGAAGTGTTGTTAATTGAGTAACCAAATCTACCAGCACCATATAAACCACCAGTGTTTGTGTTACCAAAGTTAGAACCAGTATCACCATACATTGATTTACCTGCTGTAAATGGATTTTTAGATGTACCATATTGGAAATCTAAGAAAAATACTAGACCTGAAGGTAAGTTCATTGGTTGAACACTAACGAATTCTTTTGATGCAATTTGACCGAAGATCTTACGAACTAACGGAAGAGCTACACCTGCCCATTGTTCACCAACACCTGCTGTAAAAGTAGCTGTTGAAGAAGTACCACCTCCTGTTTGAGAGGCTTCAATTACCAATTGTTTTGCTTGGTTTTCAAGGATCATAGACATATTGTTTTTCTCAGTTTCATTTTTGATACCTTCTAACAATCCTGTTCTACTCCATTTGTTTGCTAATCTAGCCGCGTCACCTTGTAGTGATTTATACGGGTTAGCTGATTCGAGTAAATTTTGAATATTTGCCATTTGTTTTTGTTTTTGTTTTTGTTTTTGTTTTATTTAATAATACCTGCTAATTTTTGAAACCTTGCTATCATATCATTTGATTCAATAATAGGTTGTTTTGTTTGGGGAACAGTTATAGACTTAGAAGCTCTACCTAAATTTTCTTGAATATTTCTTGAAGGGGTTTTTAAATTACTTAATAATGATTCATATACAAGTTTAGCTTCTTTAGTTGTTGTAGCTTTATCGAATGCACCTAATATATTGATTTTTTGAGATTCAGTCAAGCTCTTATTTCTAAAAATTTTATTTGTGTAAAGTAATTTTGCATTTAATAAATTAACTTCGCTAATATCTTTTTTCATTGCGTTGATAACACTATATGCTTCTTCTAATTCTTTACTCATTTTTGCTTTTGCTGCTTTTGCTGCTTTACCTTCTTTCATTCCTTTACATAATGTATTGTCAGGATATGATTTACATATAACTGCTAAAGCTTCTTCTGTTGAAATTTCATGTTCTTGACCATATTCTTTAAGATCTACACCTTCTATTTCATTTAAAAATTCATCAATTGATTCACCTGCTTCATCCTCTTCTTCTTCCTCTTCCTCTTCTTCTTCACCTGCTTCAATTTCCCCAGATGCAACCATTTCTTTAATTACACTTTCAATGAAATCTTTTAAGTCTTCTTCAGACATATCTTCAATGCTCATTTCTTCCTCCGTTTCTTCTTCGGCTTCCATTAAAGCATCATCTGACATTCCTCCAGTGCCTATGTTACCATGAGCTCCAGGACCTCTAGGATCATTAATTACTTCTTCCATTTCATCTTTTTCTAATTCAGACATAAGTTCTTCTAAATTGATTTCATCTTCGTCTTCTTCGTTTACAACATTTTCTCCAATTTCTTCGTTTTGGAATTCGATTGACTCCTCTGTTTGTTCATTTTCATCCATATTTTCTTCCATTTCTTCTTCCTCTTCCATCTCGTTGATTTTAGCGGAGAACATAGATTTTAAATGTGGGGTGAATGCTTCTTCAAGAGCAGCTTTAGCATTTGCAATAGCTGTTTCTTTTACTGATTTAGCATCTGCAATTGCTTCTTTTAATAAGTCTCTGTTATTTGACATTTTTCCTTTAGTTTGTTTTTTGGAAATACAATTATTAGAAATTGTAATGGGGGTTATGATTGGTTGGTACTATATTATAAAAATAGCACATTATGATTATACGTATGCCATATTTATATTAAAGTCGCGTTTCGAAGAAAAAGAAATGTCTTCTTTTTAGAGAAGACATCAATCTTAAAATACTATTTTAAAAGGGGTTAAATTATTGGGCAAGTTCCATGAGCACATAATATTTCATAAAGAATAGAGTTTACTTTAGAATATTTATTTAATTTAGAAGATTGTAAACTTTCGTTCATTGTTCCTTTTACTGGGTGCATCCAACTACCTGGATTAGAAGGAGTAGATACAAAATCCCAACATGTTAATGTAAAATCGTCTTGTACTTCCATTAAATCACCAGTTTGTTTTAAAGTACCCATTCCTCTTGAAGATACTCCTACTGAAATATTACTTTCTATAAGTGCTTTAAGAATATTACCAGATGGGGTAGGTAAAATTTCTATTTTACCCATTATATTATCTCCATCCCACCAAATATCTTTAATAGCATGAGATACGTTTTTTAGATTAATGATTTCAGTACTGGGATGGTCTAATTCTCCAGTTGCACGATTTTCTCTAATACTTTGCATGTATGTTTCTAATTCTCTTTCCCATAATTCTCTTTTGTAGTATCTTCCATTTCCATTTTTTACTTCTACTGTAGCTAAAATACCTTCTACTAGTGGATTTCCTGAAGATCCTTTAGTTCCTTCAACAAGTTGAATTGGATTAACCTGGAATGGTCTAGTCTCTATTAAAAGTTGTTTATTCATTTTATTTAAATTTCTTAATTCTTCTAAGAATAGATTCTACTATTCTATCAACTACCGATTCTTTTAATTGTCTATCTTTTGGTGCCATTGAATTATAGATTTTTTTACCTTCATCTCCCATTTTATTTACTAAACTCATTATCTTATCCTCAGATTCTTGACCATCTCTATATTTTCTTCTATCATCACTCATTTCAAAATACCAGTCATGTCTTGATATTAAATCTTTTAATACATCTGTATTTGATTCTTGATTTTCATTTAAACTCATCCCATTTTCATAACTATATACTGTAGAATCTGAATCATACCAGTCTGAAATTGAATAGGTTCCGTCTTCATTTTTGTTAACATGTTGAACATATCCTTCTTCGCTATTAGCTTGTGCTTGAGCTTTTGCTGTTTCTAGATCCATCCCCATATTTTCTATTTCATTTAATCCTTTAAGGGATTTAATATATTCTTTAGCTAAATCATCTAATCTTCCTTTTTTAAACATATTATCACTAATGAATTTTTCTATTTCTTCATCAGACAATCCAGCATCCATTAATATATCACGAGCTACTTCCATTCGAGATTTTGCTCTTTTATCATATCCTATAGGATCATGAAACATTCCTATTTCATTTAGTTTGATAGTTTTTGGTTTACCAGGAGTAACCATTTTTTGTACACCTTTAGAAGATTGAGCTTTCATATCCATTTCTTTTACTTTCTTAGGCATACCAGTTTTGTATTCACTTTTTCCTGAATCCTTAACGTTTGATTTTGGAGCTGTTTGTTTATTATCTAAATCACCATACCCGCTAGACTTATATTTACCTTTTGCTTCTTTAGGCTTACCTAAACCTGGGGCTTCTTCAGTATATCCTACTCCTTCTGTCCCAAATTGGCCGTTTTTAATGTAGTATAACGGATCTTTAGATAGGTTTTTAGTAACGATATCCATTAATTCGTCTTTCGTTTTATCTGCGTTTTTAGGTGCTTTTAATTCGGTATAAAATCCATTAAGTACTTCTTGACCACTTAAGTTATCAATATTTTTACGATCTTTATTATCAAAACTATGAGCATCAGTATCTTCTACATATTTGGATACTTTTTTAGTATCAGCTTTAACCTTTTCTTCTTCTACTTCAGATAAGAAATTTTTAAATGCTATTTCAAAATCTTGTTTTGGAGATGGTTCCCAATCGTTAATAGGTTGTAACCCAACAAAATTTTCGTTGATTACTCCTCTATTTTTAAGAATTTTTTCAGTTTGTTCAAAAGTTGAAAAATTAGTAATCATGTCAGGATATAAGCTTTTTGCTTCCTTTAAAAATATGTGCTTACTTCCTTTTCCTTCTTTAATGAGATTATATTGTGTTTGTAATGTTTTCATGGTTTATTTAAAATTTATGAATATAAAAATACGGGAGCACTATTTGCTGCTAAACTACAAGAAGTTATGACCATTGGGAATGTTGTTCCTGGAGCCATTGTAAATGGTACACCTGTTGCTTCTGAAATTACGTTATTAGTAAACGCATATCCATATTTAATGCCTGAAATAATTGAGCCAGATATTGCTGATACTGATCCTGTTCCTAAACATATCATTCCTGAAAATGCTCCGGTAATTGATTGACTGGCTGTTAAAAATGTTCCTCCTAAGTTTACTGGGATATTTACCATGTTGTTTTTATTTTTTTAATGTTTTTGTTATATCTAATAAGTAATCTTTTATTAAATCCGTACCATATACTACATCATAGGACTCAGGATTATTATTATAGTATTCTATTGTTTTTTGCCTAGCTTCTTTTAAAAGAGGTTGTATTTGTCCTATTAAATCTATAACTTCATCAAATCCATTTAACCGGGTTTGTTGATATTGTTTAGGAGTTTGTGGTGTTTCTTCTTTTAATTTATATCTATACATATTATTATTTGTATGTTTTTCCCCATAAATCTTTATAATCTACAGCTTTAGAAGCATCAGCTTGTTTTTTACGATTAACTACTTTGTAACCGAACGCCTTTACATAATAATTATCTTCTACTCCATGTTCTGTTGCTTTTGGACCAGGTCCTAAATTTCCAGTTCCATATGTAGATTTATTGGTTTCAGTTACTTGATTTGGTGCTAATTTATATCCTAATTTATAGTAATAATTACTAGCTGTACCTTTAGCTTTTTTATTTGAATTAAATGCAAATGGTGTAGCATATTGTTCTCCAGTACCTGTAGTCATTCCAGCACTACTAGATGCTCCACTACCTGTAGTAGATTCCTCTTCTAATTTTTTAAGATATTCTTGACATATCTTTTTTACTTTCTCTCTTAAATTATCCATTTATTTTCTTCAATTCTTCTAAAAGTTCAAAATATTGGAGTAAATCAACTAAATTATCTGTTTTTACTTTTTGGTTTTTATTTATTTCAATTAATAATTTACTTATTTCTTCTAATTTAATTTTAACAACAATATCTGTTGTTTTATTTGTTTGAGAAATAATTTCAGATTTAATTTCGTTTATTTTATCATTATAAAATCTTAATAATTTAGGGGCTGAGTCTATAGAATTTATAAATTCTTTTAGGACGAGTTTTTGATTTTTATTTAAGTGAGAATGCTTAGTATTAAATTTATCAAGTAGTATTTTATAAGTTAAAATACGTAAATCTTTATCATATGTTTGAAATTCCTTAATAATATTTTGTTCTTTCTCTTTCTCTTTAGTTGGTTTTGTAAGGTATTCTAAAAGAGTGGTTTTATTATTAATAGAGATTTGTGGGTTTGAATATGTTGAATCATTATGAATTTCAAATAATACATACATAGATGCTAGTTCTTTATAATTTGAAACTTTAGTTTTAAAAAATTCATCTAAATTATAATATTCTTTTATTTCTTTAATTAAATTATATTTTTGTTTTCTTAAAGATGTTCGATTTAATTTTTTAGAAGCTTCTAATACAGAATTTATAACCATATTAGCTTTAGCTTCGCTAACAAAGTTATTTTTGAAAATAGACTCATATAACTTATATTCTTTCCCTAATTCAGTATTCACAAAATTAGATTTGATTATTTTAGATGCTGGGGAGTCTTTACCTGATAAAATATCTGAAGTGATTTGTCTTGTTAATAATTCAAATAGTATACCTGTATTTTTTGTCCTATTATGTTTCATCAATGTATTTTTTATAAATATATGTAAGTGTTAGTCTCGTAACTGGGAATCGTCCAATAATGACTCTTTATTTTTATCTGATTCGAAAATTATTACTTTACGTTCTACTTTCATATTCTCTAATAATTTTTTATTTTGAAAATATGATTTTTTAGATCCTTCTAACGCTAGAGGTGAACCACCTTTATAATTGGTTTTACCGAATGATGGTTGATCATCTTTTTTCATAGCAGCAACCCCTAATCTATCTCTACCAAAAGCATTACCCTGAGTATTTATATCTGAGGCCTTTTCCTCAGGGCGTCCTAAAGTAGCTTTCTCATTGTACCCAGCAGGAACATCAGATGTATTATCATATCTTCCAGTACCATATAATGTTGCTAAATCGTGAGGTGTACCATATGATTTACCTGTTTCTAATGGATCATTTCCTTCCTCTGATATTTGTTTTAGTCTGAATCTACGTTTTGCGTCTTCCACATTTAAATCTCTCATTTCACTAAATTCACTTTCACTTAAGTGAAATACATTAGTATAAACCCAATCAGATGGTAAAACATCATTTTCAAAAATAGTTACAGCTAAATCTACTTTTTCTTTTAAAAGAGATAAACGTTCTTGATCGTATATAATTGAAGGAGTAGTAAGAGATAATTTAAAATTAGTTAATTGTTCACCATCATATCCCTGTGTATATAAATGAATTAAAGCAATTTTTTCAAGTTCAGATAATATTATTCTTTGTATTCTATCAATTGTACGAGCAAATCTAATATCTTCAGCTGCTAATGTAGCTTTCCCAGTTAAATCTTTCTCATAACCCATAAAAGCTTTTGGAACTTTTAAGGCAGCAAACATTTTATCTCTTAAATATTCAACATCCTTAATACCATCATATTCTAAACCTTTTGAAGTATCAATTTTAGTAGTTGCATCATTTCCACGAACTGGAATGTAGAAATCTTCCATCATATTCTGCATGTTGTATTTCAAATTATACTCTCCAGTTTCAGGATCAATGTATGGAGTACGTTTCATGGCAGAAATTGTTTTCTGCATAAATGTTTCTACTTCATTAGGTGGAATGCCTCCAATATTAATGTAAAATACACGTTTTTCAGGCGCTCTAACTATTCTATGGATAAGCATACTATCTTCCATTAAAGAGTATTGTTTATATAATTTACGCGCTGGTTCTATGTAACTATTATGTACTATTATACCATCAGATATAAAGTTAGAATTCACATCTACTTGAATATCGTACGTTTCTTCTGGGAGATCTTCTACTATGTATTTTACTTTATGTAATTCTACATTATATTGGGAGTTGATACTGTTAAATTTAGTAGGTTGTTGTTTTCTCTTTCCATCTAAATAGAATGTAAAATCATAAGATTGTCTTGCATTATATTCTTTTCCTAAAATGTTACATTTACCCGTCCATTTTCTAGATCTAATAGTTCCTGTTTTTATTTTAAGTCTATCTAATAATACTTTAAGATCTCCTAATAATTCTTTATTATTTAATGTCAGATTATATGAATTACAGTTCCATTTATCATTAAAAATATAACCATCAGCATCCATTATGCCTTTAACTAATGATAGTTGAGTTTCTTCATCACATTCATATATCCATGAAGGTAAACGTTTAGAATAACTTTTACCAATATACCCATTTATACTCATTAATTCATAAAATATTTTTGAGTGAACAACTACTCCACTATTTTTAACTTTACTAGTTTTACTATGTATTAAATGTAATTTTTCTTTCCCAGAATATTTTTTAAGTAAATTCTCATAATATTCATTTCTTTCATCATTTATCCCTCTAGAAAATCCTATTTGATTTCCTTGAGAAGTTTCCCAACCATCACCTAACATAAATCCCCAAAATCTAGCAAACTCAGGAGTAACAATTTCGGGAAAGGTATCTAATGAATTTAAATCACATTTCCAATCATGTGGTCCTAATTTAAAGATATTTTTATTTAATTTTGGGTTGGATAGCTTTATTTCTGCTTTTTTATATGAACACACATAATCTCCTACTTTAATATCTTTTACTTGTTTATAGTCGGGTTTATTTTGTTCAAAATTCCACATTAAAATAGGGTGATTAGAAGTAGCCAAAATCTCATTATTTTGAGTTGATACTTTGTATAATTTTTTTATACCATTATTAATAGTATTTAAAACATTAGCTAATTCATATTTATTTTCTTCTATATTAAAGGTCCATACTTTATCCCCTTTAACAATGTCCTTTATCTCTTTTATACTATTTACAGTATATATTTTAGACTTAGGGTGAAGACATCTTCCGTAAGGTAAATAATTTACATCTGATAACAACCTAAAATGAGCCATCTCATAGTTATCAAAATAAATTCGATTTGAATTAGTAGGTTGATTTGGTAAGTTATAGTAACCATAACTACCTCCAGCAAAACCATCAGGTGAAAATGCATATCTTATAGAAGCAGGATTTGCTTTATCGTATCCTTCTTGTCTTTCAATATGATATGCAGTATATGGGATAATATTATATACTCCAAATTTATCAGCTATCTCTAATTTTAAGAAAAAGTCACCATATTTACACATTTGTCTTACCCATGACCACATATTAAATTCTATATTTAATACATCATAAAATAAGTTATATAATATTTTTTGAACATCTTCATCACTACTTACAATTTGTAATACTTCTCCCTGTTCGTTTTTTAATGTACTTTCATCTGCAATAATATCTAGAGCGGAAGCTATAATAGCATCTGTATCCATAACATCATATTCAGAATACATTTGAGTTCTTAAATATTGATAATTAAGATTAAATTGGGCTCCATATAATGATGAAGGATTTGTACTACTATATATTCTATTAAATCTATCTTGAAGTGAATTAGTTTCAATTTCTCCAGTTGTTTGGATGTGGTTAACATCTATTACACGAACATTATTTCCTCCTTGATTTCTGATGATTACATCCGTAGAGAATAATCTTTTTAATCTTGTAAATATACTTTTATCTGCCATTTTTTATTTTTATTTTGTTAACCATGTTAAATCTTCATTATGACCTTTTATATTCATAGAGTATGGATTATCTACTCCTTTTGAAAAATAAGCTCCTTGATATTGATTTTTTCCTGTTGAAAAATTGTTTAATGCGGTTCTAGTTAAATCTATACCTTGTTGTTTAAATTTAAATGCTGTGTCTCTTAAATACATAGCAATAGAAAATGGCATAATTAAATCATCATTATACCCTTGTTGAGCTTCAGCTCTACCATTTTTCCAAATAAACACTTTCATTTCTTCTAATAATCTTTTAGATTGAATAACTACTGATCTGTCACCAACATATTCTTGAAATTTACCTATTACCATAGGTCTTGTTCTTAAAGACATCGTAAACCCTGCTACTGTTTTACTTGAATCCATAAACTGATCGAAATATGAATCAGCTGTAATTTCTCCATTTTTCGGAGAATAATATAAATTAGCATAGTTTCGTTCTTGAATGGTTTGTAGTGTACTCCATCCTATATTCGCATTTTCAACTACTAATAAAGCATTATTATACTCAGTAGCTACTCCTACTAATAGGTATCCAAATTCTCTAGTCCCAATTTGCCCTTTATATTCAGCAACTTGCGTATTTGACTCAACATCAATAACATGGAATGCTGAGAAATCCTTCCCATCACCCCTAGCTACATCCGCTACTACTAAATATTGACGAGTATAGTCTGGAGATTCCCATACCCATAAGTTACGATCAACTCCTCGCCTCTCCAACGGTTCCTTAATATAAGTTTCTTCATAGTATTTTATATATTCAGGATGAAATACAGTATCTCCTGAATTAGAGAAGTCTGTGTCACACTCTTGAGCTGCTAATCTTGGATCTCCTAATAAGTCATTTTGTTTATCTCTCCATGCCTGGTCTCTTTCAGGATGAACATACCATGGAAGTCTGATAGGTAAGAAGTCATTTTCAGATGCTTCTGCTTTGACCCATGTTTGATGGAACCAATTTCCTGTTCCGTATGGAGTGCTAAGAACAATTGCTCCTCCTCCTGTTGCTAATGTTTGTTGAGCTGAGGCCCAAATCTCTCCAATATTTTCAATAAAAGCGGCCTCATCTACTAATAGTAAGGACACAGCTTCTGATCTACCTGCATCACTTGAGGCAGATGTTGCTTTAATTTGAGAGCCGTTATTTAGTTTGAGAGTTAGTTTATTGTCTTCTAAGGGTTTATCTTTTTCTTTTAACCATGAAGGTAAATTATCATACATAAATTTTACCTTAGTAACCATATTTTTAGCTGTATCCTGTTTAGTTGCAATACATAAAATATTCTTATCTTTATGAAATAACATTAACCATAAAGCATACCCACCAGCTAATGTAGATATACCTAGCTGACGAGATTTAAGTATTATAGAGTATGGATTTTTTTGGAATAGGCCTAATACCTTTTCTTGAAACGGATATAAGTGAAACATAATTCTTCCTCTTTGAGGATGACTAATGTGACAATATTTTTTCATAAAATGGGCAGGATCTTGGAGACATTTTATGTACTCCTGCCTCATTATATCTTTTATTTGATGTTCCAAAACTTATTTTTTTAATTTAATTTTAAAAAGCATTCCTCCTTGTATACTAACAGTTTTAGCATTGCTATAACCTATTCCAAAAGAGTATAAATAATCTTTTTTACTTTTAAATATAAATGAGGGACCTGCAAAATTTATTATGTTCGTTTTATCAAATCCAAGAGTTGCACCTAAAAAGAATTGATTTTTTGGTAATTCCTTTACTACTATAGTTTCTTTAATAACGGGATATACTATATGAGAGCTAAATTTTCTCGATTCTATTCTATTTTTTGCTATAGTATCATTAATAACAACAAATGATAATGAGTCTAATGTAAGTGTATCTTTATATAATCTACTTGTATAATAGTCTTTAATTATTGCTGAAGTATCTATGTTTAGAGGAATATAGATTGGAATTTCTTTTTCAATAACAATGTCTTTACCTTTACGATATATAACTGTATTTTTTGGAATGTATGTAGTATCAATCGTATGTTTAAGTACACTATATTTTTTTCCATCAATTTTAATAATTTTTGTAGGTGTTGGTGGGTGATTACCTCCACATCCTTTAATAAATAAAATTATTAGGATTAGTGCTATGATTAATAAAGATTTAAAATCTAATTTTTTTAGAAATACTAAAATATTTTTTAATACACCTAATACTATACTATACATATTTTTCAAGTTGTTCTATTTTTTTCTCTAATTCCTTTTTAGCGGCAGTTTTAACTTTTAATGAACGTAAAATTTCATCTTTATCAGATCCTTCAGCTTCTCTATATTCAGCAGCTAAATCTTGCATATCTTTAGATAATGTTTTTAATTCTTTTTGAAAATTTAAAAGATTTTTAGTTTTAGCTATTATGCCTTCTCCTTTCTCAATATCTTTAGATTTTGGTTCTCGTTCAAAAAAATCAGATTCAATTTTTGCTTCTTTTAAGTTAATAGATCTATATAATCCATATCCACTTTTTTTATCTTTATCTTCTAGAGATTTTAAAAATTTAGTAGCCTTAATTTTAGCATTTTCAGAACTACCTTGAGGATCATTTTTAAATACTTTAGAATGTTGTTTATAATCTCTATCAGTCCAAACTACTTCATAACTATTTTTCTCCATTTCTTCAGTATACATTCCTTTTTTACCTTTTTCAGGAGATAATTCAATGTTACCACTTTCATCAGGTTCGCCAATTCTATAAAATTCATAATCAAAATACTCATCACCACTTCTTGGAGTGGATATCATAGCTTTTAATGAATGATCAAAATAACCAATTTCCGGAGTTACTTTTTTTCCATTTAAAGTATAGGTATATTTTTTGAGGTTTGTTATTTTATCATCAAATTTATCTTCATCCAAACGAGAACCAGCAGTAAGCTTATTCTCTACTAAGTATTTTTTTAGGTCAAAGTTGCTCATAGTATTCTATTTATTATAAATATTACAACTCAATGATCTCATAAATTTTTGTCTTCAACTGACGCAACTCGTTTTGCTGGGTTAGCAAGATAGTATTTTTATAGTGGTTCCAGTCAATCTGAAAACGTGTATCTACTACACCACCGTTCAATTTCTTAATCAGCTCGTTTAAAGCATTAATTGTATAAAGAGTGTTTGATTCTTTTTTACGATGAACCAAAATTGTGTTTTCTGGGATCTGAGCTAAATTAGACATCTCAATATTGTATGTCAAAACGTACTCATTATTATCTTTAACCTCCAATACAAATATCTTATTGTACATGATAGTGTACCTTCTTTGTAGCGAGTGTACTAGTTCTTCTACATCATCCAATGTAGTAAATGTACAAAATAACTTATTATTCAAATCTGTGAAGTTTATGGGGTTGTCTACCCCATAAATATCATACGGTAGGTCTAAAGTCATAACTGGTTCCATGTGCAACTTTTATATTTAGTTTATATTTCTTGAATATATTTTGAATGTCTGTTAAAATCTCGCGCTCATCGTCACTCCAATCTAACAAAAACGAATCAAATGTATATAATACAAGTTTAGTT